TACCCACACTGGAACATGGAAGAAGGCCAATCCGCAACTGTCCGATTCTTACCGGACGCAAACTCCAAAAACACATTCTTCTGGGTGGAACGGGCCATGATCCGACTGCCATTCAATGGCGTCAAAGGAGAAATGGATTCCAAACAGGTCATGGTGCAGGTACCATGCATGCACATGTGGAACGAAACTTGCCCAATCCTTTCCGAGGTCAGCCCTTGGTTCAAGGATCCCAGTCTTGAAGACATGGGCCGTAAATACTGGAAGAAACGCAGTTATGTGTTCCAGGGCTTTGTGCGTGAGAACCCCATCGCTGACGACAAGACACCGTCTAACCCAATCCGTCGTTTCATCATCGGACCACAGATCTTCACCTTGATCAAGAGTGCGTTGATGGATCCTGAATTGGAAAACTTGCCCACAGACATCATGAGTGGTTTGGACTTTCGTATCACCAAGACACAGAAGGGCGGCTACGCTGACTACAACACTTCAAAGTGGGCTAGAAAAGAATCTGCACTCACTGAAGAAGAACAAGCGGCTATCGAAACACACGGCCTGTTTGACTTGAGCACATTCTTGCCCAAGAAGCCCACTGATGTGGAACTCCGTGTGATGAAAGAAATGTTTGAAGCATCAGTTGATGGCAAGGCATTTGACATGGAGCGTTGGGGACAATATTTCCGTCCTGCTGGTATGCAAGCACCCTCTGGTGCAGCCGCAGCAGATGTGGACGAGGATGTTCCAGTGGTCAAAGCAGCACCTGCTGTGAAGGCACCGGTGGATGCGTTTGACGATGAGGACACTCCTGTGGCCTCAGCACCAGTGGCCAAGCCAGCAGAAGGCAACAAGAAAGCCGAGGATATCTTGGCCATGATTCGTAGCCGTCAAAACAAGTAAGCAGCATCACACAGAGGGGCAACCCTCTGTGTTCTCTAAGATTTAACTCAACATGTCGGTTATAATTGTAAATTTTTACACTAGAACTTACGGCGATACTATTGCGGATATGTTAGCAGGCTACCATACCATTCAACGCGAAAGCAATGGTAGCATAATCAGTAAATTGCCCGGTCAGTTAAAAATTCCATCTTTTTACGATCCGTCACAACTTGAATTTCAGCATACATGGTATGAGCGAGCGAAGAAAAAATCAAATATTTTGCCGGCACATAGACAGTATGGATTCAACTTTGCTCGATTTGACAAAACCGCTACAGTCATATCTATAATCCCTGATCTAATAGACGTTGTAGCAAGAAGAACATTGGCTATTGACACGTGGAAAGAAAAACATCCTATTTTAAGCAAATTCTTTCACAAGTTGACCGATGAAGAAAAAATCAAATATACAAAAAAAACTGTAGAAAAATGGGCAAAAGACAACATTCTAGATAGTGATATAAAAATTCCATTGAGTGATTTTGCTCAGTTGAAAAATCTAAACCTAGGGTTAGAATATAATCAAGATGTTATTGATAGCATATACATTGATATGAAAAAATATGTTAGTTAGTTTATCAAAATCCAATGCTATAGCAAAAATTGTTCCTGAGGTCAGAAGAGTAGCCAAAGACTGGAAATTATTACAACAACAAATTTGTTGGTTTGAAGACATCAAAGCAGATGCAGTAATAAAACGATTTGTTAATACTCATCCAGTTAAATTTGATACCGAGTTTGCTTCTCCGGATCTCAAAGATTATGTTTGCAACAATGCAAAGTCGGGTTGTGATTTTTTTATCATAACAGACCGAGAGTTTTCTAAAAATTCCTTGACATCGATAACTGATACGATTCATCATAAAATGTCACAAGCCAGTGTAGGAGGGTATGTATCATTGTTAAGCTATTATCTTAACTGGCACAATGAAGAAGTGGATAAAACTTATCCAGATATATTCAGCATGGCCATCGATCAATGGATCAAAAAGCTGCCTTATCAAATTGAAAATGTGTCTGCGGTGATTGACTATCCTATTTTAAAATACGAAAGAGCAAACTATCATCCCGATAGTCACGGACTGTTTGAAGGTAAGAATTTTTTATTCAGTCATCCTAATGTGAGATTTTGGTTATGGAAGTAGATCTCAATATAGAGACTGGAAAATTCAATCAGTCAAAAAAAATAATATACACTGCCTGGCAGCAAAGCCGAGTCAAGTGGCCGCTCTATCTTAGAAATCGACATAATCATAAAGAAAAACAAATAAATTTATGGGACAAAATTATTATAGATCGACTATTGCCCGGACCTACTATTGTTTGGGATTCCGGAGGGTTGTATCTCGAAGGACTGGTGGATCAGTTGTATGTGGCCGAAACACACACTTGCCCATCTTGGATCAGTGACAAAATCAACATTGTAACAAATGAAGTAGATCAGGAATTTCGAAAACTTCAAGCTAAGAATTTAATCAGCATCCAGGCAAATACCATGAAATATAATCATAGCATTTATGATTTTTTGGTCAGAGCCGGTTGGAGCAATCAGGGATGGAAACCAGCATTGCTACCCTGGATGGATCAAGAATGCCGAATCTTTCTAAGTATTAGTAATTTTATGCTATACTACAACAGATTGAAATATACACGTGAAGAATTTGTAAAGCAACAATGTAACGAACTTGAGGCACAAGGATTTCAAATTGACTTTTGCACAATTCAGCAACCGGGTTCTTCAATGATCAATGGCAATATTAAACTAATTTTATCAAGGAAATAACATGGCAAAACCATTTGACGTAAGCAAATTCCGCAAGGAAATCACCAAAAGCATCGAGGGCCTTTCAATTGGATTTAACGATCCCACAGACTGGATCTCCACAGGCAACTATGCCTTGAACTATCTGATCTCGGGCGACTTCAACCGAGGCATCCCACTGGGCAAGGTCACTGTGTTTGCAGGTGAATCCGGTGCAGGCAAAAGTTACATCTGCTCAGGCAACATCATCAAGAATGCCCAGGCACAGGGCATCTATGTGGTGTTGATTGACAGTGAAAATGCATTAGACGAAGACTGGCTCAAAGCCCTGGGTGTGGATACCGGCCAGGACAAACTGCTTAAATTAAGCATGGCCATGATCGACGATGTGGCCAAAACGATCTCAACATTCATGAGCGATTACAAGGCCTTGCCCGATGGCGAGCGTCCCAAAGTCATGTTCGTGATCGACAGCCTGGGCATGTTGCTCACCCCCACTGATGTGAATCAGTTTGATGCAGGCGAGATGAAAGGTGACCTGGGTCGTAAACCCAAAGCACTGACCAGTCTTGTGCGTAACTGTGTGAACATGTTTGGTAGCTACAATGTGGGTCTAGTTTGTACCAATCACACATACGCAAGTCAGGACATGTTTGACCCGGATGACAAGATCTCCGGTGGTCAAGGATTCATCTACGCCAGTTCCATCGTTGTGGCCATGAAGAAACTCAAACTCAAAGAGGACGAGGATGGCAACAAGATCTCGGATGTGATGGGTATCCGGGCTGCTTGTAAAGTGATGAAAACACGCTACTCAAAACCCTTTGAAGGTGTGCAGGTCAAGATTCCTTATGAGACCGGAATGAGTCCTTATTCAGGCATGGTGGATCTCATGGAGAAACGCAATCTGCTAAAGAAAGAAGGCAACAGCCTGGTGTTTGTGACCAGCGATGGTGAGATCATCAAGAAGTTCCGCAAGAAGTGGGAAGCCAATGAAGAAGGCTGTTTGGATCGTGCCATGGCAGACTTTGGCAATCAGAAAACTGAAGTAAGTATCGTTGAGGAGGCAGCAGAATGAATGAAGCAGTAGCAGTGGCCAGCGAGATGTGGTCAGAACTCAAGCGTTATGTGAACACGGTGGATCGTGATGAAGCAGCCGAAACAGTGGTGGCCATCTTGATCGACAACGACTGTGATGTGGATGATATCAAGGACACATTCAAAGGTGACGCTGATATCAAACGTGCCCTCACAGCATATCTCGACAACGATCGATCCTACGAAGACGAGGATGATGAAGAGGTCGAGGAAGAAGAAGATCATCACGCCGACGACTGGGAAAACTAATGTGGTACAGCAAGGTAGTGGCCAACTTGGCGGCCATTCCTGATTTCATAGACCATTACGAAGCAGAGCTCGATGCAGCCAAACGAGATTGCAAGATCTCGGGTGTGCTGGAAAAAAATATCACTGCTCTGCCCGGTATCACGGAACAACGCTTCAATCAACTGCAAGAGATTGAAGCTGTGTTAAACTATCTCAACATCCAGCTACGCAAGATACGCAGAAAACACTTTCAAAA